CTTACACTCACGTAACATTTCTATATGTCCGGCGTGTAATAAATCAAATGGTGAACATGTAAATCCTACTTTCATCTTAATTTATTATTAATCAATATAGCCTCTTCTAATAATTTTAATGGTGAACCTAATCTTGAAGCAGAAGTGGCAAAAGCTAATGTATCTTTAGGGAAACACATACCACCAAATCCATATTTCATATCAGTACCTGGAACCATCATATGACTATCACCAATACGTTTATCAAGACTTATTAATTCTGTAAGTGAATCAAATTCTGTATCATGTATTCTAGTATTAGATTTATTATATACAGCTTTTAATTCATTAAAGAATATAACCTTTGTTGCAAGGAAACTATTAATAGCATATTTTGCAAAAGCTGCATTTTTCATAGAAGTAAATCGTACTTCATCTATTCCAATATCTGAATTAACATATATGGAAAGCCAAAATGCTGATTGATGCCCACCAAATATAGCAAATGATTGGTGTAGAAAATCTTCTATTGAATCTTCTTCTGTTAAGAATTCTGGATTATATGTCAAGTATTCATCATCTTCAAGTAGTTCAACCAATTCAATTGATATAGTTGACTTAATAAGGATAGGCACTATAGGTGCTTCTATACGAATATTTCTTATATATTGCTCAACCATCATATCATCACATTCACCTTTTGGTCCCTGAGGTGTGGGTAGGCATAATATAATACCATCAAATTCATCATATGATTTATCATTTTCCCAACCTTCATCAGGATCATGTATATCTACAAAATTAGCTTCTCCCAACCCATAGTATACTGCTTTACCAACAATACCATAACCAATCAATAACAAATTTTTAATATTCATGAAACCTCCATAAATAATTCTAATCCTTTTTTCTTTTTAATTTTTTCTTCCTTTTTAAAATCTTTAATTGCTTTATCAGTATCTTTAATCCTACTAATTTTTTCACGTAAGGTGTCAAGAAATGATTGGTCAATAGGACTATTTACATCAATAGCAGATACAAAGTCTTCAATATTTGCTTGCTCCATAAATTTAAATTTAATATCTGTTTGTTTCTTTTCTTTTACAATTCTACGTATAAAAGCAAAGTAAGCTATTTGAGTGAAGTAAGAGAATGCATTAGGCTTGCCCGTACGGGTAGCTGTATCTATATTGTAATTATATATTGCTTTTAAACAATTCTCAACACCATCCATAACCATTTCATCGCGATAAGTATACCGTACAAAATTTGGTTTATGGGAAAGGCCTTCACATATTTTCATAAAGCACATAGCAATATAATCCGGTACTACTGGATTCTTTTCTCCATTTACTTTAGCTGTATTAGCCGCAGTTACATAATCAACTACAGCATAACTAAATTCACGATTATTAACGTAATGAGGTTTATCTCTAGGTTTAACTTTTTCAGGCATTTTTAAGTTCCATTTAGTGTAATAATATAACTATTATATCATAGTTTATGGTTAATGTAAACAGCTTTTATTAAATAATATAGCTATCTAATAACCAATTCTTTATTTGTTTCTTTACTAAGTGTTCGAATACACTATAATTCTTTAATGATTCATCAAGTTCATTTAATTGAACTTTCATTCTATAATAAATTTTATTTAATTCATCAGATGGTAAATTCCAAATTGCATATTGTTTAGGATAGAGTATGGTATTAAACCATAAATGTGCATTTATACGTTGAGTGAACTCCACAAAGTCAACCATTTCCTCCCAATTGTTTCTCATAGGATTGACCATGATAGATAATTTACTATTATTATCTTTGCAATATCGAGAAAAATCAGTAGTGTTCCATATAACCCTATCGAAATTACCATTAATACGAATCTCTTCATATCTCTTAGGTATTAGACTATCAATAGAAATATTAATATGTAAATTATTATTATCCATAATATGCCTAACTCTTTTATTAATTACTGTACCATTAGTTGCTATATTAATTTTTAAGTCAGGTTTAATCTTAGCTACATCATTACATATATCTAATACAATCTCTTGAGCAAATGGTTCTCCACCATTAAATCTCAATTCAGTTAGATGTGGAATAAACTCATGTAGTTGTTCTCTAAATGATTCATCATAAATCATAGGCAAAGGTGGAAGCTTATCACGGTTCTTACGTATGCCACTACTTAATTCACCACTACACATTATACATTCAAGGTTGCATTGGTTACTTAATTCAAGTTCCATCAAACTTGGATAGACAGGATTAACTGGATATTTTTTATAAGCTTTAGCTAAAGGCCAAACACCTTCATTAATATTCTTTTCACATTCTTTACATCTATCTAAAAATATATTATTGTCTAATGCTTTTCTATATTTCTCAAAAGTATCACCAAACCATATATCTCTTATAGATTTATCTTGTGACCAGTTATCACAATATCCTACTGTTTTCCAACATGGGGAAGCTTCTCCATGTATAGTAAAATACATATTATTAAATGGTGCATTACATGGTGTCATATATATATTGTGCTATTTTTTCATGACCTGCAGCATTAGGGTGATTATCTGAACTAGATATAGTCCAAGGCAAATGCAAATGGTTTTGTTCTCCGAATACCATATGATTTAATGGTAATCCACCAAGGTCGTGAGCATTTGGCCATCCTATAAATTTTGAGGTGTCTAGAATTTTATCATAATTCATCATTATTTCTAATATTTCGTTGTTTTCTCTTCTATATTTTTCAAGAAATTGTGGAAGATTATCTGTTTCTTCTGGAGGTCTGGCGTCATTATGATAGTATTCGAAATTCTTTTGACCGATGATTCTTCCTCCTAAATAATCATTAAATAAACCTATCATCTGAGTATGTAAATATGGAATGTTATACCTTTCACACATCATTTCAAAAGCTGCAAAATATCTTAGACTTCTACGTACCCAATATACTATATCACCTTTTTTATCTAATGGTATTGAATCCCAAGTAGCAGTTTTTTCAGCCTCAGGAGTTTTAATTTTAGACATTTTGCGTTTAACATGATATCTCTTCAACCAAGGGGATATTATTTGCCAATCACTTCTTTGACATTGTGTCCACGCAGCTATGACCAATCCTATTTCATCTTTATTTGGACGCTCCCAAATTTCATCTTGTAACGTTGAGTAGATATACTCGTTTCCCTGACCGCTTCTTGCTAAATTAATACATTCCATATTTAATTTTTCTGCTAATAGCTCAGGCCATTTAGGCCAAGACGTATCCAAATCTGGATCGTCACTAGATCTAAAATTTATATCAGTAGTAAAACTACAACCACTTACGATTAAATATTTCTTTTTCATTTCTTAGTACATATTTCTTTACAAGGAGCTGCAATTTTATTTGAGTCTTCCCATGATTTTGGTAGAATTTCAACAAACCATTCATTATCTAATATATCTTCTAAATCATTAGTAAATATATTAAGTTTCTTTTTTCTTTTATCATATTCTTGAATAATATATTCATTATTAAATTGCCAATTAACTAACTTTATATTATATAATTGGTCTTCTATTTCACGATAATTTTTATTTACCCAAGTACTATTAATTTTACCATTCGAAGTTTCTTTTTTTGGTACTGCAAGTGTTCTATCTTTAGAAAAATAATTTGAAAGGTAACAACATGGCAAAACTTGTCCATCAGGTTGTACTAACATTTGCTCATCATCTTCTATCCATTTACAATGCGTTTTCATAATTTAATTGTTGTTCTTTGTTCGCTTTTTCCATACTTAGGACTATGGTCTAAAAATTCTTCTTTACCATTTTTTATAAATTTAAATCTTTCTTTATGATGAGCTCTATCTGAAGGAACAAAAAAATGCTCATCAATTGGAGCTATATCATTTACCATTTTACTAATATCTTTTAAATAATCTTCATTGTGTTTATAAATTACAGTAAATATATTTATAAATCCAAATTTCGAATAAGCTTTAACATTTTGTAATATCTTATTTAAATTAGTCTTTTGCCTATAATGTGAATGCATTTCTTGAGTTGTTCCATCTATATCAAATACTACTCTTCCTCTATCTTTTATTATATACCCTAAATGCGTCCACCAAAATTCATCTCTAAAACTTCCATTGGTATTAATAAATATATAACAATTAGAATTACGAATTACATATTGAATAATTTCAAATATATCTTTATTCATTATTGGGTCTCCCCAAGTTCCACAAAAATTAATATTTTTAATATGTTTTAAAGTTTTTATAGGGAATGCTTTTTGAAAGTCTTCAAAAGACCATTGAATAAGTGGTAGCCAATCAACTTTACCTAAACCATTAGGATTTGTTCTATGACATTGCGGGCATGCAGCATTACAATAAGTAGTAATATCTAACCATGCATTAATTTTCTTAAGCTGATATAGATGCGAATAATTTTTCATATTTATTTATTTATAATTTTTTAAGTACGGTGCTAATTCAAATATGTCTTCATTATTTTGACGTGTAATTAAACAATAATCTATCCATCGCATCATTTTATTATGAATATTGAATTTTTTATTTGGTACAATACTATTAATATTATTCATACCTCTTATATCTAAATTATCGCTTTCCCAAAAATCATCATTTATTCGTGTATAACTCTTAAGATAATCATGTACTTTATTTAAGCCTTCTAATATATGTTGTGGTTTTAAATAAAGTGGTGAACAATACTCTGGAAATGTAACTATATTACCTAAATTAATTCTTGGTACACCTTTAATATCTTTAAAAAATTCTATTAACTCAACTATATGCATCCAATTGTATATTGATATTGTTCCAAATACTATAACATCTCTTCCAGCATACTCGTGATATTTATTTATATTATCAATAGTCTTATCAAAATGCCCACCACGTATCCAATCATATAATTCATATGTGCCATCTATACTTGCCTGAATATTCACATCATCTATACGATGTAATAATTCAATAACATTATCAGTAACTAACTGAAAATTAGTAGATATTTGTACTCTACATTTTGGATTTGTATCAGCAACACATTCTAATATTTTTATATTATTTGGGTCAGCAAATGGTTCACCACCTTTAATAGTTAAGTGATCTAATCCTGGAATAATCTTTAAAACTTTATTGACATCTGCATTAGTCATCTTATACATTTCTGTAAAGAATTTGTGATTCTCATTCCTATTAAATATCGTATTTTGCTCATAAGGCGCCCATTTAGATGAGTACTTACCTGAACATGTAACACACATTTGATTACATATATTACTTGTAGATATTTCTAAAAATTTTAATCCTGGAGCTGAGAATTTATAACGATTATATGCTTCAAACCTAGCAGCTCTTCCAGCTTTATGATGGTGTACACATACTTCGCATTGGGGTGGGAATTCATTTAATTGGAATTTTTTTCTTATATCATTGTAAACATCAGAATAAAAAAAATCATTAATGTCTTCAATATCTTTTATATGTCCAATAGCTACATTATCACCAGCACAACAAAGAACAATTTCACCTATTGGACTTATAGTTAATCCAGTTTCAGGTACAGAACATTTCATAATATTTATTTTTACACTGAAAAACTAGAACCACATCCACAGGTTGTTTTAGCATTAGGATTTTCTATAACAAATCTTGCTCCTTGTAAGTCTTGTAAATAATCAATTGTTATTCCTTCTAAATATTGATAGCTCATAGGGTCTATCAAAACTTGTACACCATTTTTCTCAATGCTGAAATCGCCATCAATTGTAGTTTCATCTAATTTAAAACCGTAATTAAAACCTGAACATCCACCACCAGAGATATAAACTCTTAAGTGTTCTTCTGGGGATTTCATTCCGGCTACTTTATTTGCTGCATTTTCAGTTATTTGCATATTTATTTTCCGCTAGCTGTTTACTTTTACCTAAAACTATGGTATAATAAGATAGTATATCTGGGGAAGATTAGATATAAGGATTAGTGGACGGTAGTAGTTCCTTTAAGTGTTAATACGGCAGGTGGTCTAGATGGAGTGTCGATACCTTCAATCTGGTCTAATAATATTTTCATATAATAAGCTTTAATATCTGTACTTACATCAGATTCAAGCATTACACTATTGCTATCTATATGATGTAGTTGTTGTTCAGAAAATGGTAAGTATGGAGTAAAGACTAACTGTTGATCTTCCTCAATGTGAAGGCGCATCGGTTCTTCAATTGCTACAGTATTATCATTACCATTATGTACATACGCAATGATTGATTCCCCTGATACTAATTTTAACATTTTAACAGGGACATCTTTTAATGTGTTAGGGAATTTCTTTTCTATATCTTCCATATACCTATTTATAATAATTTAACTTCGTGTATCTTAAATTTAAACCTTTCTTTAGCATATATTTTAACCCTCTCAGCACTATGATTAAGGGTGTAATTCTTATTAGATTTCCAATGTAGGTCATCTGCTATGTCATACAATACTGTATCTTGTTCTGTCTTACGTAATCCTCTACCAATTGATTGTAATACTCTTATTTGGCTCTTACTAGGCGAGGCAAAAATTATATTATGTAGGTTAACTATATTGACACCAGTAGAGAATGTACCATAAGAACATACCAATATAGCATCCTTTTCTGTCTCTGTTATAATTCTAATTTCTTCTCTTATATCAGCTGGAACCTTACCACTTACAAAGAATACTTTTCTTTTACCCATATTCCATAATCCTTTAGTGGCTTCATTAATCATTCTAAATAAAGGTTCACCATGCTTTTCAACAAATTGGAATAAGACTAGTGTGTTACCCTTCTGATCTAATGCTAAATTCTTAATAAATCTATTCCGTGCGTGATTTGTGACAATCCAATCTACCTCATCTTGATATTTCATCTTACTTACTTCTTTACAATCCTCGTCTTTATGTTTAAGTAATACAATATCAATATTTAAATTGGCAAGATCACCTCTATCAATAAGTTCTTTTGAGGTGGTAATATGTTTATGTGGACCAAATAATCCTTCTAATACAAGCTTATGGGTTTGTGTACCATCTAATGTACCTGTTAACCCAAATCTATATCTTGCATTAACACATTTAGTTAATATACTTGTCAATGATTTAGCTTTAAAGTTATGTGCTTCATCACCTACAACCATACCAAATTGTTCAAAATATCCCTTTTGCATTTTATATATTGATTGCCAAGTAGATATATAAACTTTTTTAGTTTTATGACCCTTATCGAGCCCAGCCATTATTTCATGGCAATTCTTAGATGCATTCCATTCTTTTTCATGTTGAGAATACTCTTCAAAGTCACCATACATTTGTTTAACAAGGGAAGTGGTAGGTACTATTATTAATACTTTATCCTCATTACGAGCCAAAAAATATCTCATAAGGAGATATATTATTAATGATTTACCTGAAGCTGTAGGACTTACTAATAATCCCGAACGTGTTCGTAAACCATATTGAATAGCTTCTAACTGATAGTCTCTTGGTATATATGGTATTGGTATATTATCAATCCAAGATAAGTCATCATTATAATCCATACCTGGAAGATTATATTTATGAGGGGGTTCTTTTAATATAGATGTAAGTTTTATATTTCTTTCTAAACAGAAAGCTTTTATATAACTAAATAATCCAGAATAAATGGATTGGTCACGTAGATTAAGTAGTCGTATTTTGCCATCCCATAATTTATTACGGAATTGTGGCATAAACTTATAACCAGGAACATAGAATGTAAAGTACTCTGCTAATTCGTGTATGATTCCTTTATCATCACAATCAACATATATAAACGCATTATCTTTTACTTCAACTCTTATTTCTTCCATGTGCTAAGTGTATAGCAAACTCCATTGCTGTCATTCCATCTGGATAGATTACATCTCGTGGTGCAGACTTTAATTGGGTTTCTACCTCTTTAATTAATTTCTCAAATTTTTGTTTCTCAGCACAAGGTTTTAAGCCATTGCTTATATTATTATAGCTTATAAGTAATAGCTCTAATGTTTTTCTGCTAAGCACCTGCCTCGAAACTCCGCCATTTAATTATGTTACCAATATTTTGGTGTCGCCATCTTATAGTATTCATAATTTCCTCCAGTGTTTCAATAAGAACTTTGTCATATTCTAATGCTGCTTGGGCTTTTTGGATATCAATATCTGAATCATAATAATAATTCATATCACCCTTTAATGGTTTATTTAATCCACCAAATGGGTCATATTCCCAACCTTTCATATCCATTTCACCTTGGCTTAACTTACCATTATAATATAACCATTTATCTTTCAATAATGTTTTATATTCTAAATCTTTTTTCTTTCTACGCATTTTAGCAATAGTAATTAACTCTAAATATTTGCTATGTATACGTGCCATTTTAATAGTAGTATCATCTAATTTTAAATCATCTATTATGGAATCTTCTTTCCACATTTTCAATACTTCTTCAATATTCAACCCTGACCTCTATATTTTTTAAATGATGCTCTTTTATTTTTATTCATTGATGAGGTTTTAATCCATCGTCTACCGATACTGGTTTTTTTACGGACACCACTCCACTTTTGTGCTTTAAATCTCATATACTATATTATATCATAGTTTAAGGCAAAAGTAAACAGCTTAGATGAATTGATAATAGGAATATTGGAAAGATGCAATTGCAGTAAGATATTCTACATCAGTTGTTGTGATATCAAATGGTAGAGATGAAAGGCTTGTCGGATAAGCATCTACAAATTTGATTTGTTTTGTGACGTTATTAGCTGAGTTCATAACAGTAAGTGTCATATCTCTATAATGGTCTGAGCTTGTCGTCGTTGAATGATTTGATTCTACATTTGCTTTCATCCAATCAAAGATTTCTTTATAATTTAAAAGGTCTTCATCAATAAGATATGACATTTCAAATGTACCAAATCTCATTTTATCTCCAGCTCTTCCTACATCAATTGATTTAAAATTTAATGGTGCACCTTCGACAGATACATCTGGAAGCATCATTGTTTGAATAGTCCATTCTGCACCTGAATAAGCTTGGTTATCCAGAGTTAAAACAAACGACGATGGGTTTAAAAAGTTTGGCATGTATTTATTTATACGAAAAAAAACCGGGCTTTCGCCCGGTTTAGATGTATATTTAGAAAATTATAGGTTAACGACCTTACGTTTTCTGTAGTATACGTTTGCTCCAGCACCAGCTGTGACAAATGGATTGTCAGCAAGACCGTAACGAGTTTTGAATCCAATTTTTGGTTGGAAGTCATTTTCGCCAATAGTCTTCATCATGCTTAATGGAACGTATGGACAATAGAACATACCAGCATCATAAGGATTAGAACCCTTATAACCGATAGTGTAATAGTCTACGCTTGCATATGGATCGATATACACTTTCATACCGCCAGTCATAGTACCTGCAAGTAATGAACCTGTAGCGTCAGAATCGAAATTCTGAGGACCAGATAGACCCAAAGTTGTGTCCATCATACCAGCAGCATTTAATGCAGCTGCTACACCGTGTGAAACCAAAGCCCAGTTACCTTTACCACGACGAGTTGAAGTAGCAATAGTGTTTGCTTCTTTCTCCATGGCAAATACCATACCTTTGATTCTTTCAACTAACCATCTTGCACCACCTGTATCAGCAGCATCAGTAGCATCAAACTCACCAGAGGCAAGTACAGATGTTACAGACTTAAGGTTAATGTTACGGATGATTTCACGATTCATTTCAGCTAGAATTTCAGTTGAAAGGATGTTCGCAAGCTCAGTTTCCGCAGAAAGACCATGTACAGCTTTAAGGTCTTGAGCTAATTCAATTGTGTATTGAGCTTTAAGAGCACGTGACTTTGCAGTTACAGTAGTCTTATCAATTGAGAAAGCCATTTCAGCAAATGCACTACCAGTGTTACCTAACGCTTCAGCTTGTGCTGTAGTCATTCCAGGACCAGGTGTGTAGTCATCAACTGAGTCA